CGAGCGAACACCGCTGGAGGGGGCCGCCGCCGGAAACCGCGTCGAGAAGGTTCTGGGCTTTGCTGCGGGCGCGGACGGGGACGGCGACGGTGAAGCGGTTGGCGTTGACTTCGAAGTTGTTGACGGAGTTCGCGCCCTCGTTCGCCTCCGCCGTGACGGTCACGGTCGGGAACGCGCCGACCTCCGTGTTGATCTCTACCGAGGTAATCATGAAGCCGGAGACGGCCATGCGCCTCGACGCGCCCGTCCCCGTGAAGGTCGCGGCGTAGCCCTGGCCGAGCTTGACGAACACGGTGGTGTCGCGAATGACGCGGTAGGTGACGGACGGGTTTCGCCAAATGCCGCCCGTCGCGGTCACGCCCGCCTCGTACCGCCCGCCGTGGGAGACGGCGACGCGGTGGTACTGGTCGCCGCTGTTGGACGCGACGGGGACAAGAGAGGGCGAGGCAAGGTTGAAGAAGTCCTCGACGTTGGAGAAGTTCGTGCGCCACTTGGCGCGGGCGGTCGCGTCCGTCTCGCGTTGCCAGATGGTCGCGGCGTCGAACGGGATGCCGTCAATCGTCCAGCCCTCGAACACGGCGTCGGCGGTCGGGCCTGCCGTGGGCGTTGGCAGTGTGCCGACGGCCTCGCCGTAGGTGACGGACTTCTCTTCGGTCGCGCCGTCGCCGCCCGCGTAGTCGAACGCGAGGGTGAACGTCCGCGCCTGCCAGTGCGCGAAGATTGTGCCGCCGTCGGTGGCGAACACGGGGAGGTCGTCGAAGTCGCCGTCCGCCGCGATTCGGAGTTCGCCGCCGCTTGCCGCCGTGAAGCAGCCGAGGAAGTCGTAGCCAGGGCGTTCGGGGACGGGGTAGGCGTCCAGCTCGTTGGTGAGGAGGTCGTCGGAGTAGAACGCGGCGGTCGTGCCGTCGCAGTAGATCGGGCCGCCGCCCTCGCCGCCCTGCGCGTCGATGTCCAGGCGGTAGGAGACGCGCTGCCACTGCGCGTAGATCGTGGAGGGCGCGGACGTGCCCAGGGCGACGAACGCGGGGAGGATTTCGCCGTCGGCGGCTACGAGCTGCGTACCGCCGGACGACGCGGAGTAGTAGCCCAGGAACTGCCAGCATTCGAGGCGCGGCGTGTCGACGAATGTAATGACGGTCTCGGTGCCGCGACGACAGAAGCCGCCCGCCTCGCTGTCGTAGACCATGCCGTCGTCGCCGCCCGCGCCGACGCCCTTGTCGAATGCGACGTCCTTGACCTCGCGCCAGTGCACGGTGAGGGTCGTGTCGGCGGCGGGCGTCCAGCCGCCGACGATCTGGCCGTTCGCGTCGACCGCTTTCGTCGTGCCGTCGTAGAGGCCGACGAGCGCGGAGGACGCCTTGGTCGGCACGGGAATCGCGGTCAGGCTCTGCGAGAGCGCGGAGTCCTCGTAGAACGCGGCGTTCTCCGGGCAGTAGAAGAACGCCGACGCGCCCCCCGTCCCGCCGTCTGCGTCCACTGTGACGGCGACGCGGTGGAGCCAGAATGCGTACAGCTGGACGCGGGTGTCGTATGCCTCCAGAGACGGGAGGCGGGTGAGCGCGTCGGCGATGTCCGCACCGACTTGGAAATGTGTGCCGGAGCCGTCGGCTTTCGTGTTCGCCCCGGTGAGGATGACGGCGGTGTTGTTCGCGGCGTCCACGCCCTCGAACGCGGTGAGGGTGCGTTGCGGACTTCCCGCGAGACATTCGCCGAGGTACTTGCGGAGAATCTGCTTGTAGGGGAACGTCAGGCTCCCGGTCGAGGTCTTGGTGGACAATGAGGAATTGTCCCCGCCGTTATAGCCCCCAACGTCGAGAATGGAGGCGTACTTCTTGCCGTTCGCGACGGTGCGCGTGTTCGTGTTTGCGCTTGCCGCAAGCGTGACGGCGTTCTGCGAGAGGCACAAAAACCAATAATAGCCCGCGTAAATGTAGAGGGTGCCGTCGAGCGGCGTGACGTTCGCGCCAACGAGGAGGTATTTGTTGGTGTTGTTGTAAATGATCTTGTCGGCGTTGTAATCGGAGCCGGACGCGAGGTTCGCCGCGACGTGTGTCAGGTCGGCGGCGTTGACGGTGTACGCGCCGTTGTACACATACCGCGCGGCGTTCGCCGTCTTGAACACTACGCGGGCGGACGTGTAGGAGTAGAAGCCGCTCATGCCGGGGTGTGACGGGTGCGCCCCATACACCAAAACGGCGGTGCCGGAGACCTTGTAGATCGGCACAACGATTTCGGTGGCGGCGTTGTCCGCCGTGTAATACTTGACACTCTTCCCGCTCTCTGTGCGGGTGTAGGACGAATTGCCAGTGCCGGAGCCTAGCGGGTTGTATAGCGTACCCGCCGCGCCGTCCATGAGGCGGAAGGTCACCGTGTAGCGCGTCGCCTCGACCTCCGTGTAGGAGGTCGGCACGTTCGAGCCGTAAGCCATGCAGTCGGCCAGCCCGGCGGCGGTGTAGTACCGGCCGTTGTTTCCGCGATAGATGGTCTCGGTCGTCGCCATTGGGTCAGCCTTTCACTTCCAGAAGTTCGTCGAGCTTCGCGGCGAGGTCGGCGGTGTTCTTCTCGATCTCGGCGAGGTGCTTCTCCGCCGCCTCCTTCTCCTCGCGGGCGAGGGCGACGCGGCGGACGGCCTCTTCGTCGACGGATAGGTTCTCGGCCTTGCGCCAGTCGCGGCGGCGGTCTTTCAGCCGCTGGAAGTCCTTCTCGAACTGCTTGCGGGCCTCGGCGTCGGCTTTCTCCTCGGCAAGCTGCGCGGCCATGCTGTCCTTGTTCCGATACCAGCCCCACGCCTGCTGCAGCTTGGATTCGGCGGCGGTGACGGCGGAGCGGCTCTTCGCCTCCTCGGCACGTTCGGCGGCGAGTAGCTTCTGGTGTTCCTTGATCCGGGCGGCGAGTTCGGCCTGGCGTTCGCGCTCCCGGCGGACGGCCTCTTGCGCGTCCAGGCGTTCGCGCTCGGCTGCGACCTTCCGTTCCTGTTCGATCCTCGCCTTTGCCTCGTCCCGCTCCTTCACAAGCTCCGCGTCCGCCGTCTCCTTGATGTAGTCTTCGTATGCCTTGCGCCGCTTGTCGATCTCAAGCCGCCCGCTCTCGGCAAGGTTCGCCCGCTCCTGCGCCTCGGCCTTTGCGGATTCCCGCATGGCGGCGATTGTGTCCCGCCGCCGCTTCACCTCTTCCTTGTTCGCCTCGACCTTCGGGCGCAACTTTTCAAGCTCTGCGCCGACCTTCGCCTCTTCCTTCGCCGATGTGTCGAAGTCGTAGTCCTCGACGCTCCGCTGCGACCGCCAGTACTTCAGCTTCTCCTCCAGCCCTTGTAGCTGCTGCGCCAGTGCGACGCCGCGCTGCTGCGCCGCCGCAAGCCTTTCGCGCTCCGTCTTGAGCTGCTGCGCCGCCGTCTCCATGTTGCGATCGTATTGCTCGAGCTTCTGTTGCGCCGTCGCCTCCGCGATCTGGATGTCGTACTTCTTCCCGGCGGCGGCGGCGACTTCCGGCGAATCTGCGGTCGACATGGCGGTGAACTTGTCGCGCTCCAGCTTCAGGAGTTCCGCGTTGTCGCCCGCCGCGATCACGCGCTCCTTCGCCTTTTGCATTTCAAGGTAGCTTCTCGACAGCTGTTCGACCTTGCGCAGCACGCGGTCGACACCGGCGACCTCGCTTTCCCATGCCGCCGTCCACTTCTGAAACGACTCCTCCCACGCTTTCGCGGCGGCCTGCGCCTGTGCCGTCAGTTCGCGGTTCTGCCGCTTCAGCTCCTCTATCGGGTCTTTTATTCCGAACAACGGACGGATCACCTTTTCGTTTATCCACTCGCCGATGTCGCAGCCCGTCTTGAACGCGCCCACGACGGCGAGAGCCTTCGCGAACACACCCTCGACCGACGACTGTATCTTGCCGAACACGCCCGGCAACTTCGCCCAGCTCTGGCCCGTCTCCTTTGCGACCCGCGCTTGCTTGCGGTTGAACTCTTCGAGCGTGCCGCCTAGTTTGTTTATCTGGTCTTTCGTCGCAGTGATTCCCGCCGCGTTCAGGGCGGAAATGATGCTTATTCTGATCTGCTTGTTCGACGCCATCGGAAGCTCCTTTTCTACAATACGCGGAGAGGTAAAAACGAAAAGCCGCCCGTGGGACTTGGCGGGCGGCGAAAATTGGGGATGGGCGCGGACTAGGCGGACGGCGGCGCGGCGTCGCGCTCTGCCTTTTCCTTGCGCAGTCGTTTCGCTATCGCGTCCAGGGTCGCCAGGTAGTCGGCGTGTGCCTTTGCGCTCGTCTTGGTGAGTTCCATGCCCGCCTGGACGTGGGCGGCGTAGATCATGCCGCGCAAGCGCGACGGGGTCTGCGTCATGAGGTCGTCGAAGGTGAGGCCAGTCGCCGCCGCCGCCTCGGCGAGCCGCTGTTCGAGCGCGGCGAAGTTCCCACGTTCGCGCTCGTCGGGCGTCTCCTCCTTCTCGCGCTGCTTGGCGAGTTCCGTCTTCTCCGGGATTACCTCTTGGCCGACGGCTGCGTAGTATACGGCGTTCTCGACCTCGGCCTTTGTCGCGGCGACGCTGGCGATGAAACGCCCGAGGGCGCGTTCGATCTCGCGGGGGTCGCGCAAGCCGTCCAGATAGCCGCGCTCCCTGCCGTGTGCGCAGGCGAACGCGAAGAGCCAGTCCTCTGTCGGCGTGTCGTCGGCGTACTGCTTGGCGTAGCCGTACCAGAAATGCGCGGCCATGGTGGGTTCCCAGAAGACGACGCCGCCCGCGACGGCGAAGCGCGGCGCGTTGTACGCCGTCGTTTCCGGGCCGTCGGAAATGCGGGCGGCGAGGGCGTGAAGTCGGATCACGTCCTCGTCGGTCGGCGTCAATCCCTCGGCGCGTAGATCGTCGAGGTCTTCCTTTGCGAGCGGGGAGAACACGGCTAGGCGGCCTCGGTTCCGGCGAGGTACTTCGTCGCGGTGGCGGCGCGGGTGATGTAGTTCGCGTCGGGGTTAGTCTCCGCCGGGCTTGCCGTGACGGTAAAGCCCCCGTTCGCGGCGGCGGTGATCGTGCCGTTGCCTGTCGGGTCGGTCATGGTGGCCTGGACTTCGATGCGCCCGTGGCTTGCGTCGCTGTTGACGGGGACGCCCTTCACGGTGTCGACGTGAGGGTCGACTTGCGCCGTGGTCGAAATCTGGGTGAAGTTCGTGGAGGCGGTGAACGCGCCGCAAACGTCTTGCGCCTTGGAACGGGGCTTCAGGGTGCCCGTGAGCGCGTAGGTGCGCTTCGCGGTCGCGGTGCTTTCGACTTCCACGCCGGAGATCGCGACGGTCGGCGGGGTGCCCGCCTGCGTGTTGATAGCGACGGTGGTCAGCATGAGCTTCTTCGCGCTCGTTCCCTCTCCGAGCGTGTGGATCGAGCCGAGTTCAATGTCGGACAAGTCCACCTCGTCCGTCACGGCGTACTCCGTGGACGGCGCAAGCACTTCGCCGTACTCGTCGTGGGCGGCGGTGTCGCCGTACTCGTCCGGGGCCTCCGCGACGCTGCTGTTCTTGCCGTCGTTCGACGACTTCGGGGTCAGTCCGTCTATTGTTCCCCAATAGTTCACGGGTGCGCTGAATCCTGCGTTTGCCATTTTGGTGTTTCCTTTCTTCTTTTCAGGTTGCGCGGCCCGTTATGGTCGCCGCGAAAGATGTTGTCCATACGCCGCCGTTGTCGTTTTCGGTGTAGTCGGGCGCGTCGCCCTCGCCGAGCTGAAATCCGTCGACGGCGAAGATCGGGTCGTCCGTCTCGTCGTTCTCGTCGCCTAGCTCCGTGCAGTTGTCGCCCCGCGCCAGGAAGTCGAACGCCGTCCAGAGCGCGGTGTAGTTCTTGACGAAAAGGCTCCCGCCCTTGTCGTCGTCGAGCGAGACGGTCAGGATGACGGACACTGTGAAGGTGTAGAGCGGAAGCGGCTCGGCGACTTGCTCCGCGACGTGGACGTTCACGGCAATGCCGGAAGAGGGAGCCTCGTGTTTCTTCCCGGCTAGTGCTTCCAGCAAAAGCGAATAGACGGGGATGGTCGCGCCGCTTGCCTCTATCCGGGCTTTCAGTTTGCGGGTGATAAGTTCGGCCGGTGTCATTTCAAGCCCTCATTGAGTTTATCGTTGATGATTGCCTCGATTGTTCGCGTCGCCGCTCTCATCGCCTCGTCAACGACGCCTTCAGGCGTGGCGGCGGTGATGTACTTCAAATTGTTCTCGAGCAACGCCTCGACGCGCTGATTCGGCCCCGTGACGTACTCGCGGACATACCCGCGAACGGTTCCGTCTCTCGCCAGCCCGTGTTTTATGTTCCCGTTCCGGCTTGCTATCAATGCCCGCGCAACGCTCCACGACTGTTTAGCAAGTCCGGCTTTTTTTATCTTGCCGTACTCCTTGCGGGCTTGTGCCGCGCTCTTGGCAATCACGGAATAACCCCACGAGTCTTCGCTCTTCTCCCTGCGCGTTATCCTCCAACGCGGCACGGGTTTCTGCTTGTGTCCTTTCGGCGTTATGTACGACGGCCCGCCGAGGACGTTGTGGTCGTGCCTCTGGACGCTTGTCCTCGGCACAAGTTTCGGCGCGGCCTTCGTTCTCGCTATCAGGCTCCGGCACAATGCCGAAAAGCCGCGCCGGATTGCCGTACCCATGCCGTTGCCGAGAACTGTGTGAAAGCGCGTGAAGGCGTCCTCAAACGCCTTGACGGTTTCTTGGGGGATGTCCGCGTTGATCTCCAACATGGTCAGCCCCTTGTGCGGCATTTGAGGATATACCAGCCGCCGTGCCGCGTGGCGGTGGAAACCTTCAGGACTAGCGGGTGGCCGCCCGGCGCGACTTCGATTGTGTCGGACGGATCTGGCGCGGAAGTCTCCGGCCAGTCGTCGGCGCGGATCGCGGCAATGTAGGCGGTCGCGTAGGTGGGGGCGAGCGCGTCGGCGTAGTTGTCCGCCGTGCCGTTTTCAAGCAACAGGATGTCGAGCGGGTGTTGGATTGTCCGCGCCTTGCCGTTCTCGCGGCGCGTCCCCTTGTACGCCGCCGGGCATTTCTCAAACTCCGCCGAAAGCCCGACGGTGAACGTCGCGCCGACGGGATCGGTTTTCATCGACACGACGACGCGCAACGATTCGCCCAACTCCACCGCCGCGCCCTGTTCGAGCGTGGGGAAGTCCGCCGCGTTCGCGACGTACCGCGCCGCCTCTTCCGGGGCCGCGTCGGAAACGGCCTCCGCGAAGTCTCGCGACGACGACTGCACGACCGCGCCCTGTTCCGTCTCGCCGTGCCGCATGGTGCGGACGGCCTCTGGAACGGCGGCGGCTATGCTGCCGAGCGCATTGCGGAAATCTTCGCGGAGGCTCATTTACTCTTTCCCGGATTTTTTTCTGGGGGTCGAATAGGTTGAAATGCCCCCGGCGGCGAAGGACGATCAACACCGCCGGGGGCGTGGGCTTTACGCAAGAGCCGTGCCGATGGCGAATGCTGCGGGATGGCGGACGACAACGTCGCAATCCTGAAACGCGGTCACCTGCCACGCGCCCTTCGCGCTGAACGTGTAGGGATCGACGATCATGTCGATGCCGCTCCAGAAACACATGAGGATCTCGGCCCAGTTGCCGAAATACAGCTTCTTGGAGTTGCAAAGGGCGGACATGAGGAAGTCAAAGCCCTCGACCTTGCCCTCGCGGGTGCAAAGGTAGTCCGCGCCAATGCCGCCGACGACGTTGGCCGTGGCCTTCGCGCCGGAGGCGTTGATGCCGAAGTAGTCCAGCGTCTTGCAAAGCAGGGCCTTGACGGCGGGGCTTCCGATGTACTTCATGTTCGCGCCCGCCGCGTTCGCCGTGTACACCTTCTCCCAGAAGTCCACGAGGTTCGCCTTGGTGGGTGCGCCCGCAGTCATAGTCACCGCGCCGACGCCAGTCGTGGCGGAAAGTCCCGTCGGCTGGTTGTTCGTTCCCGTGCCGTCGAACGCCGCCGCCTCGACCGCCCTGCCGATAGCCTCAAGAATGAGACGGGCGACAAGGTTCTGGACGGCAAGCGAAGACTGGATGACAAGCCGACGGGAAAGGATCGCGTTCGCCGCCGCCGTGTGGGGCGTTCCCGGCACCTGCGAGAAGGTCGGCGTCGTGGTGGGCGCGTTGTCCTTCTCGGCAATCCAACCCGCCGTCACCGCCGTTCCCTTCGGGATGGCAATGTCGCCGACAAGCCCGCCGACGGTCTGGACGCCTGCCGCGCCGAGGACGGTCGTGCCGACAAGTTCGTCGATGTACTGCGACGCCAGAAGCGACGTCTCGACGGTGGCCGCGCCGTTGCCGACGATCTCGCCCGTGACGTTCGTCTTGCCAGTAATGGCGCGGACGAGGACGGCTTCGGGGATGTAAAAGCCGCGAGCGTCCTTGTGCTGCGCCTTGGCGATCTGGTCGGAAATCTCGCGCTCAAAGCCAACGTCCGGGCTTCCGTCCTTGGCAAGTGCGCGGATGACGTTCAGAAGGTTGTACTCCTTCACGATCTTGCGCTCGTCGCCGCCGTCGAAGATTGCGGTCTTCTTCTGCGGCGTGGGCTGCGCGGTCTTCTTCGCCAGTTCGTCCGCGTAGGCGCAAGCGCGCTCCGCGATCTCGCTGCGAATTTCGGCCTCGGTCTTCCCGGCCTCGATCATGGCGGTCACGTCCGCCGTTTTCATGTGCGCCCTCTCGGCCTGTGCCATAAGGGCGGCGATGGTTTTTGCGTCCATCTCTTTTTCCTTTCTGGTTGTGGTGGTGGGCGTTGGTTCGTCCACCGCCCTTTGGTTTTGGCCCGCGTTCGCCTCGTCGGGAAATTCGGCAACTCTGCCGACTCCGATGTTGGTGTCTGCTGGCACATTGACAAAACTCGCTTCATACGGCGTCCACTTCGTCACGCGGAAGATGGGCAAGCCGTCCTCGGCCTTGCCGACCTTCTTATACTCGCGCACGATGTAGCCGACCGACATATTGCGCCGGATTCCGGCAGCGGCGTCCCTTGCGATCTCCTGCGCACGTTCGCCGCACCCAAATTCGATCACGCCGCCCAACTTGCCGTCCTTCAGTTCGGGCTTGCGGATGATTCCGATCTGGTCGCCCCAATGGGTGTCCTGAATGACGAGCCCGTCCTTCATGCGGCTTTCGTCGATCTCGCCCTTGGCGTGGCCCAAAACCTCATGGCCGCGCACCCACGCCTTGTTTTCCTCGTCCCACATTGTGCGCGGGTAGGGTGTCTCGCTCGACACGGTGGCGCGGACGATGGTTTCGGTCTTGCCGTCCCCTGCGTCCCGCGTTTCGGCGACGATCTCCGCCTCGCGGAAAACGCGCCCGTCGTTCCTCGGCTCGTCGCCGTCAGTTTTCTTCTTTCCCATCTTCGGTTTCCTTTCCGGGTTTGCTCTCTACCTTTTGCGTCGCGGTCAAAAGTCCGGCGGCGGTCTTGCGCGGGTTTATGCGTTCGGCCTCTGCGATGTTCTCGTCAATGTCCGTGCCGTAGTCTGCGGCGATCTGCGCGTCGGTCTTCCAACCGTGGGCGACGGCGACGGCTGCGGCGTTCACGTCCTTCATGGGGTCAACCCACTCCCACGTCCGCCCGCGAAACTCATGCTCGGCCAGCCTGTCGTAGTCCGCGCCGATGTAGGGGTTCGACGCGGTGAAGCGGAGAAACGACGCAAGCCACGCCCGAAACACGGGCGACGCCACTTGTTCTATGAATTGCGCCTGCAATATCCGCCAGTGGTCGCGCTCCGCGATTGTCCCGGCGCGGACGGACGAAAACGACACGCCGCCCCAGTCGTTCGCAAAGCAAGCATACTCAAGGCCGAGGCCGCTTGCTATGTCGCGGAGCATGGAGTTCTTGAACGCGGTCAGTTCGCGGTTCGGGTGCTGCGGCGTGACGGTCTTGTAGTCCCATCCCGGTTCGAGCTTGATCTTCGTGCCGGGTTCGCTCGGCATGGTGAGCGCGGCGGATTCTTCGTCGTCAAACTCGCCCAACTCGCCGTCGCGTCCGACGGGCGCGGAGAATATGCCCGTCGTGTTCGCCTCGTCGCGGGCGGCGACAAGTTCCGCGAAGTTGTACTCGTCCAACATCTTCAACTTGCGCAACACGGCATGGCCGAGCGGGATTCCCCGCGTCTGGCACTCGTCGCGCTGCGTGAAGAGGTGCAACACGTCCGCCGCCGGAACGCGAACAACCGGCTGGCCGTTCAAACGCGGCGCGGTCATGTCCTCGCGCTCTGCGCGGAAGTAGTAGGCGACAGGCCGAAGTGAAACGCGGTCAACCTCCACGCCGTTGCGGATGACGGTCGCCGCCGTCGTGCCGTTGCCGTTCGCCGTCTCGTCCAGCGCGTCCGGGCGGACGATCCGCAACGAAAAGCCGTAGGGGTTCGGCGCGGCCCTGTCAATCAGGATCAACGCCTCGCCGTCCCGCGCCCAATTCTCGGCGGCAAGTCGGCAGATGGCGTTGAATGTCTTGCGCCCTGTCACGTCTGCCATGTCCGCCGCGCTGCACCACTTCCACCAGTGGTATTGCAAAAACTTCGCCGCCGCCTCGTCGATTGTCGGGTCGTCTGCGGAAATGCTCGGCACGGCCTTGAATTTCACGCCGTCGCCGATTACGTTGGCGACAAACAGGTCAAGCCAACGGAGATAGTGTTCGGAGTTCTTCGCCATGTCCCGGCTGCGGGCGCGTATCACGGCAAGCCCGGCGGCGACGTCGGCGTTGGAAAAACCGCCGTCCCATATCCATGGACGCAACAGGCGCGAACATTCGGCGGCGGCGAACATTCGCATGAAGTGGCCGCGCTTGCCGCCCTGTGGCTTCTTGTGTTTGAGGAAATCGAACATTACACGAACCTTGTCTTTATGAGTTGGACGCCGCCCGTCGGCGTTGTTCCGTTCTCGTCCGCCGCCGCCTTGCGCTGGTAGTAGGCGAGAATATCAAGAAGGTCGGCGCGGTCTTTGTAGGTGATCTGGAGTTCGCCGACGGAAATGCTGCGGTTCGGATTGTTCGCCCAATTCTGGAGCGCGTTCTCGATCGCGGCGACGACGGCGCGGTATTTGGAAACAAGCGGGCGGATGTAAACCGCGCCGCAAGCAATCGCCTCCGTGCCGCTTGCCGTGGTTGCGTAAACGATCCACCGCGTCGCGCCTGAAAAGCCCGCAAGCGTCTCGGCGTTCGCGGTCGCCGTCCATGTGCCGTCGCCGGTCGCGGTCGCGGCGACTTCGGCGTTCTTCGCGCCGTCAGAAAGTTTGACGGTGACGGCGGTCGCGCCGTCCGGGGCCGTCCATGTCCCGGTCAGCGTCTCGCCGTCGAACGCGGCGCGGTCTGTAAATCGTCTCGCCATTGGTGAAGATTCCTTTCCTCACCATTAGCGCGGCGGTCAAAATCGCGGCGGCGTTTCGGGCGTTCTTCCTTGTTGCGGTATTCGTCGGGCAAAATGTCGCGGGTGTCGTAGTCCATATTGCGCTCCTTCTGGATCAGTAAAGCCGCCCGCCGATTGCGAGGCGGTGTTTCTTCTTTGACGGAAGCTGCGGCGGCGTGTTGTTCTCGCCTGTGTCAATAGCCGAGCCGCTATTTACATTTTCGCCCGGTTTTGTATCTACGGGCGGCGGCTCCGCGCCGACGATCTTACCGCCGATTGCGAGGCGCGTCTTTTTCTTTGGCATGGTTTCTCCTTCCCCGGTCAAACCTTCCGCGCCCGCAAGCGCGTAGCACATGGCAAGGCAGTCGCCGAAGTCGTGCGGGTTCTTCGTCTGCCACTTGTAGGCGTACCGCTCCTTGCCGTCGTTCGACTTCACGCGGGTCTTCGCCTTTAGCTTCTCGTTCGCAACCTGGACGGCGAAGCGGTAGTGGTTGGCGTTGCCGTCGAACAGGGAAAGCCCGCCGTCCGCGCCCGGCTCCGTGGCCCATGCCCGGTGCATCTTCTCCTTGTACTCGTCGGCGTTCCATGCAAGCCAACGCCGCCCCTGCGGATCGCGGCACAAAATGGTCGCGTTCTTCTCGCCGCGGATTCGGCTGCGGACGTTCGGGTTCCAATTCTGCCCGGCGCGGCCCAACATGGCGACGGCCTCGATCCCAAACTCGGCGGCGACGGTCGGCGCGAACGCGGTCACGGTGTTGAACTGCCGCCCGCCCGCGTCGATGCCCCACTTGTCGATGTGGATTCCCTGCGCCACGATCTCGCGGGCGTGTGCTTTCAGGGCGGCGAAGAGCCGGGCGTTAAACTCGGTGTCGTTCAAGTTCTCCGGGATGTGGATGCGGGTGACGTGGTAGGCCGTGACTAGCGCGGTCAGCCGTATGTCGAAGGTCGTGATCGCCGTGGTTATCGCATAGCCGGGGTTGATGTCCGTCGCGGCGGCGGTGAAGACGGTCGCGGGCGGTATGGTCTTCGGCGGGACGCCGCGCCGGATGCGGGAGAGGATGTGCCGGGCGGAAAGTTCAAACGCGAACGCATTGCGCGGCGGCTGCATCTGGTATTCGCTCATGAACGTCGCCTCGCCGTCACGGAGTAAGATGTTCATGGCGTGTTGGATTCCGCTGATCTCGGTCGCCGGGTCGAAGTTTCGCGGATTCAGTACCGCCGCGCCGTCGTCCATCTCTTTGCGGTGCTTCCTGTAGAAACGATTGGCCGCAATGTGCGGCAAGCGGTCGGCGGCTTTCTCGGCGTTGAATATGTCCCAATACTCGGCCCAATAGTCGCGGATGCCCTTGCGCTCTTCGGCGGTCGCTTCCGGGTTGTGGCATTTAGGCCAGGCCGTCACCATCTTGTAGGTCTTCGTCTTCCATCCGGGATCGGCGGCGAACGTCTCGGAAAGGTCGTCGGCCTCAATCGGCGTCGAGGTCATTATGGCCGCGATCTTCTTGCGGTGTCCGGCAAGCCCCATGAAGGTCTTTTTGATCTTCGCGGCCATTTTGCCGACCTGTCCTTCGCTCTGGGCCTTGTCGTCGTTCTGCAAGTCGTCAAAAATCAGGAAGTCCGGGCGGAGTATGCCCTTTGCCTTGCCTCGCGCCCCGGCGTTAAAGCCTATGGCGTCAAGGATCACGCCGGACGACGGGAAGGGTCGCCCCGTCCGCGGATCGGCGACGGACGGAAACACGATGCGGTCGGCGGCTTTGCGCGGGTTCGTCGGCTTGCCGTGGTACTTCTGGGTTTTCGCCCTCTGGTATGCCCCGGCCAGTTTCAGGAACGGCAGGGCGATTTCGGGGAAGTCCTGAATGAACGCCGGGCCGGACGTGACGGCGGCGAAAATGTCCTCGATGATGTTTGACGCGTTGCCGTCGTTCGCGCCGACCACCACTTCGTACCGTCTGCGCCCGGTCGCGGCAACCCATAACGCCGCGCCCTTGGTGTAGGCGGTCTTGCCGTGGCCTCTGGCGACGCGGATGTGGTAGGGGATCGAAGCGTCGCCGATTGCCTGTTCCATGTCGCGGACAATCGGCTGCATGGTCGGCGGCGGCGGGATTTCCAGAAACGCGCCCGCGACGGGGTCGTCGTTCGTGCAATAGGCGCGGAGAAAGTACAGGAAGTCCCGCTCGGCCCGGCGGCGGCGTTTCCAGTCAATCCCGGCAAGCGCGGCGTCAAGGTCGGCGGCAATGTCCTGATACTTCGCAACATGGTCGGCGGCGCGTTCCGCGCCAGTTTTCGCGTCGGCGGTCGTGTAGGTGATCTCAAAGTCCGTCTCGGTAGGGTTCAGCCGCTCATTCAGGCCCAAAACAAGGCAAACAACCTCGGTCGCACCGTGTTCGGTCAAAAACCGCCTATAAAATCCCAACGTCCGCCCGGTGGTTGCAACGTCGTCCACAAAAAGGACGCGCTGCCCGCCTATGTCGCGGCGAAGTTCAAGGGTTGCCGCCTCGCCGTCGAAGTCTATCTCGGCTTTGTGGTTATACTTGCGGCTCTTTACTTCCGCCGTCCGCACAAGGTCGCCGCCGAGTAGTTTCTGGAGTTGCGTCTCGGCTTGCGTGTGGCCGGGGCAAGCCAAAATTACGCCGCAACCGAAATGAGCGGCAACGCCCCGGATCATCGCGCCGAAAAGTTCGGCATTTTTCCCTTGCCGTTTGAATCTGTACACCAACTCGGCGTCCCGCGCCTGTTGGTAATGGCCGGAAGCGCGTGAGCCAAACATGGGAACATAACGAAAAAAGCCATAAAAGCCGTTATGTTCTAATAATTTGCACTTGTTTTCCATTTTTTCGCGCTTCTCGTATTGTGTACGCCGTTCCTCGGCTCTTGCCGTCCCAAAAAGCGACAAGTCGGTCGCAAGCGGCGACAATCTGCCGATTGCGGATTAGCGGTGCGCCGCGTCCAAATCGCGCATAATCCGGCAAAAACTCGATCACGGCAAGCCCTCGCCGCCGCGCTTCCGCCGCTGCAAGCGTGTCCGCGCCCCGCGCTCCGCCCGAAACAATCACGTCCCCGGCTTGCGCTGCTATTGCGTCGAAGTCAATCTCCGCAACCGTGCGGCTCCCTATGACTGCAATTTTCATGGCGTTTAGTGGTTTTTTCCGTTAGGCGAAAAACGTCCAAGACCTCGGCCGAAGGGCGCGAGGCGAGGTCGGCTGACAGTACCTTGACGGGGGGCAAGCCGCCCCAAACGCCGCGTGGCGCGGCCACGTTCGCTTCTGGCGCGTCCGTGCGCTCTGGGGGTGTCCGCGTATGGGCAACCGCTCCTCGCGCTCCTAGGGCTGTTTTCGTGCGTCTGGTGCGATTCTTGACTTATCAACATATCAACAGCCTTTCAGGTCGAAGAGGCCGGGCTGATACGTGGCTCTTTCCGTCGGCTTCCGACCTCCCTTGCCGCGCCCTAGCCCCCCATTGGCGATGGCGCGGAACACTGGCCGCGCCTTGAATAGGGCCTTTATCCTGGCGAACGCCGTCTGCTTGGTGAGGCCGTGGGCTTCGGCGTAGCCGATCATGGTGCCGCCATTCAGGAGGTGGGCGACGATCTCAAACTCCGGGCGGGTCAAGGTCTGGAACACGGCGGCAACCTTGGCAAGGTGGGCGATCTGTTCGTAAGGTAAGGCGGCGACGCAGGCGAGAAGGGTGGTCAGCGCGTCGCGGGTGCGCTCTGATTCGTCGGCGGCGGTCGGCTGCTCGTCGATCTTGCCGGGGTCGAAGGTGTAGGAAGTCGGGCGGTTCGGCACAACCGGGAGTACTCGCGCCGCCGTGCCGTCCTGGATAGTGTCAAGCGAAACGCCGCCGCCCCCGGCGGTTCTGTCGCCGAGGGTGCATTTCGAGCAGATTTCGCGAAGTTTCGCGATCTCTCGGTTATGCTTGCAGTTATGGCACGTCATGACTTCATCCACATTTGGCGCGGCGGTCAAAATCAGTATCAGGCGAAACTCCACTCGGCGACGATCCGGGCGGAGAGGTCGGCCTTTGTGAAGTTCTTTTTCGTGCGAACGGCGACGTAGTGGCGGGCAAGGTCGGCAATCCAGCGGGCGGCGTTCGCGGCGTTCCCGATAAAGAAAACCGGGACTCCGTAGGTGGCGAAGATTGACAGGGCAAAGCCCCACAACGCGCCGTGGGCGTCAAGGCCGCAATGGTGGCGGAAGTTCAGCACGTCTTCGGGCGTGGCGGTCACGATCACGGCGGCGCAGTCGAAGTGCCTCATGCGCTCCAGTTCGCGGTTGAACCGCTTTTTCGGCTTCTCGCTGTGGGCTTCGTACCCGCCCATCATAGTTCCGGCGAAGTCCTCCAGCGTCTTCCGTTCGACGGTGAAGCAGTTTTCCCAGCCCTTGATTGAATAGTCCCCGGTGTGGAGCGTCCCGTTCTCGACGGCGACGGATTCCGGCCAATCGGTCAGCGGGGTCTGTTCGCGGGTGTCCTCGATGATGGTCAGCGGCGGCTTTTTCTGTTTCGGTTTCCGTGGCATGGTCTTCGCGTCTCTCTTTCGTTTCCCATTTCCCACTTCCCACTTCCTGGCGGGAAGTTTCCCGGTAAGGGGTTAGGGGTTGGGGCGGATTTCCCACCTACTGTCCCCACCCTTCCCACACACACTTAAGTGTGTGGGAAAGGTGGGAAGTCGGGAAATTCCGTCCCCGGTATACTTCCCACTAGCGGGAAATGGCTTAAATTTCCCGGTCATTTCCCACCCCGATTCTTGTCTTCTCGCCGCTCTTCACAATCTCCACAAGGCCGAATTGTGAGTAGGTGGCAATAAACTCATTGTAGGCGCGGTCGCCCCTGTTCCGTCCGAACTCCTTCCGGGCGGCGGCTCTGATGTCCGTCCTGGTCATGGGCGTCTTCTTGCAAATGGCGACGATTCGGGCGGCGTCCTCCTTCTCGGTGCCCTGGACGGGTGCGGCTTGCTTGCCGCTCTGTTGGGCCGTCTTCATTTCGGCGATCTGGAAAGAGTCAGGCTCCACCCAGAATATCATGCCGCGCTTCTCCTCGTCGTCGGCGTACTCCGGCAGGCGGTTCGCGTAGCAAATGGTCTTTTTGGTCGTCGGCTTGCCCTCCGTGTCGCGCCACGCCAGCTTGTCGCCGTGCTTGGCGGCGATCAGGTCGAACACGCCGTAGCCCGCGCCCTTGTGTGGTGTGATGACTAGCGCGGAGCGGATGTAGTTCGTAAACTCGCCGCTTCCGCTGCCTAGGTAGGCGGCGAAGATGTCGCCCATTTCCATGCGCTCCTTGTTCGGCTTCCCGGTGTGGTGAATGATGATGCAGCCGCATTTCGTCGCTTCGTCTTTTATCAGGTGGTCGATTCCGTGCCGTAGGAACGCGGTCATGGCGTTGCCGTCGTTCATGTCTCCGCCAAAAAACGCAAAAAGGGGATTGATAATCAACAAATCGAAGTGGTGCGCCTCTTGCTTCTGGCGCAAATATTCGATAAACGCCGCGCCCGTGGAGCCATTGAGGGCGCAGAAGGTCACGCGGCTTTCGGCGTCCTGTATCTGTTCGGGCGTCCATTCCAGCTCGGCGGCGAGGCCGATTCGTATGCGGTCGCGGAAGTTCGCCACGTCGTACTCGTCGTCCTCGCTCTGGAAAATGCCGATTTTCAGCGGGCGCAGGGGGCGAACGCCGAGACACTCTTGGCCGCCCGCCCATACTGTCGCCGCCTGCATTGAGAACGACGATTTCCCCACGCCGGACGTGGAGACAATCGCGCCGCAAGCCCCGCGCCGGAGCCAACGGTTCTGGAACAGGCAGTCGGGGTCGTCTTTGTCCGGGCCGGGCGTCTCGAACGTGTCAAGGGTGCGGTCGGATTCGGCAAGGCGTCGCCGATAATCGGCGACAATGGCGGCGAGGTGCGCTTCGATGTAGGGCGTCGCCAGTTCCGCAAGCGGTCGCCCGCCGATATTGCCCGCGAAGATTTCCGGCCCGTTGTGGCAAAGCACGTCGAAGTTGTCCCGCGCCTCTGGGTCTGTGAACATTTTGTGCGGGTCGAATTTCGCCGCCTTGACCGCTTTCTTCGCGGCCTTTGCCGTTTCCGGCGCAATCATGGACGCCAACACGATCAACTCGCGGTCGTGGGCGGTCAGGTTCTTTTCGTCGCTCATGTCTAAAATATCTCCAATTCGCGCCGCGCAAGGTCGGCGTCAAGGTAAAGAAGGGTCTGCCGCTTGCCCTTGTCGGCGCGGAACGCCCCGGCGAGTCTGGTGTGTATGGCGGGGTTCATCGTCGGGGCAAGGTCTATCCGTTCCGCCGGATCGTCGGAAGACGCGAACAGGCGCACAAGCGCGTCCATTTCGCCGCGCCACTTGGCGTCGTCGTTCTCGTTCCGATCCTCGCGGAGTTGGCGTGTCGGCGGTAGGGTTTTCAGGCGGCGGTCGTGCGCCTCTGGTATCAGCACGACGGCATGGATCGACTTGCCGCCGGAATAGCAAAGCGAAACAACGCGGCCCGGCTTCCGCCGGATCAGGGCGGCGAATATGGCGCATTGGTCGGCAAGCGGCATGGCGTCAAACTCCAGAAGGGCGAACGGAAACGCGGCGACGGTCGCGGCGCAATCGAACGACGGGAGGCCGTCTTTCGTCCGTCCCTCTTTCCCGGTCAGCGGATTCAGGGAAACGTGGGTCGGTATGTCGGCAAGCCCGGCGCGGATCGTGTCGGCCAATGCCGCCGCGTCGCAAATGCCGCCGCGCTTCCCGGTCGCGCCGATAGTCCCGGCCCATATCCGCCAACGCCAGTCCGCGCCGAGGGCGGTTAGGTGCGCCGCCGCCTGTTCCGCCGGGGCGGTCGGGATCGCGGTCGGCGACATTTCGCGGAGCGTCTTCGAGGTCGCGCCGCGCCCGGCGGCGACTAGGCGGGAAACCGTGCCGCGAACGTGCGACGGAAGGGCGCGGCGGGCCGCTTCAAGCTTCTCGGCGGCGGTCGGCTCCTTGGGGGCTTTCCAGATTCGGTCATACGCGGCGGCGGCGGCGTTGGGGCGATTCTTCTTCGCCCAGTCCTTCACGCCGCCCAGCTCGACGGTGCGCACCGCGTGTTCGATGGCGCGGCGGACGGCGGACGGGTTCGGGCGCGTCGCTCCTGGGGCGTTCGCCATAATGTCGGCGTAGAGTTCGTCGGGCGTCATTCCGGCCTGTCGCCCGTAAAGGGTCACGGTCACAAGCCCGGCGTCCCGCGTCCCCGGCATGAGATTCGCAAGGGCGGTCGCGTACTTGCCGCGCTGCCGCGTCTGGAAGGCTTCGTCGGTCATGGCGCGTCGTCCCCCTCTGGATTCATGCCGTCGCTTTCGGAAAAGCCAGTCCCCGCGAACAGGCACGGCTCGTCGTTTGTCGGCTTGGCCGTCTTGATC